ACCTCGATTTAACCTATATATAATGATACTATCTAAAAGTAAGTCAACTTTTTTCCAAACATCTACTGCCGCTTCTAAACTTGATACACCATAAGGCTCAAACATTCCGTTTCCACGGCGCTTAAAATGAAGCATTTCATATTTAAGGAAAGGAATAAGATTGTCTTTATCTGTTTCTGTAGAAGTTTTCATCTTCCTTGTCATATAAGGAAGAGATAGAGTAGTTAAGTCAATGAAGGGACTTTGTGTAGAATACTGTGAACTGGCATCAAGAGAGTTCTGTCTAACAATTTCCATATCCTGAACATAGCCTTGGAGTTCTCCATCAACATCTAAACGATAGACTCCGCGAGGATCTAATTGCATTAAATCAATCACACCTTTACGAGCATCAAGCTTTATGGATTCAAACCTATCACCATATTTACACATATCTCTTATGACAGACCAGGATTTCCAATTATTCAATCCGGTTGTTTCTAACATATCCATTAATTCATCTTGAATATATTTAGAAGAACTTGATACTGTAATTACTTCTTGTCCACTACCTTTTTGTGTAGCTTCGTTAGCATATACATCTAACGCAGATGCCACTAAATCCGTATCCATTCTATCATATATAGAATATCTCGCATGCCGTAGATTTTCTCTATCTAAATATCTATGAAATACTGGACCATCTGTTCTATCAACATATACGCCAACTCCCATTCCTTTTTTAGAAATAACAGTGGGTTCGATAGCGGCAGTAGTAGCATTTTTACTATTTATAGCCTGTAAAGCCTGTTCAACGCCTAATCTTGTAGAGAACTCTTCTGGCCTGCTTCTTGTAAATAAGGAAGCAATTGCTGTCATTATACTCTTTTTTTGTTTTTCTTCTGCCATTTAAATTATCCTATACTTTCATATCGTGTATCATATTACCAAAAACTACTGTTTCTTTTAGCTTTTGAGCCATATAAAAAGTTTCTGTGTGCTCTTTGTATACCTTCTAAATCATCTGAAAAAGGGTCTCCTAAATCATACTGCTCACCGAAAGGCAGTGTAGTATTCTTAAAATTAGTAAACTCCAAATCAGATAGTATTTGTGTATTTTTCATACCAAGAAAATCGGCAGCTGCTTGTGTTCTTTCCCATTCTTCTACAGGATGAACAAAGTTTATATCTTCTAATCCAGAACCCTCATAAACACCAGATTTTATTTCATGATAAAGCTTTAATCTCGACTCTAATGAAGTTTTAGATATGCCCATCAAAATAGAAAAATGTTCTAAATATTCGTCAGAGTATTCTCCAGTTCTTGTCATCATTTCAGTGCTGGCCATGAGAGAAGCATTTTGGTCTATTTCTGGTCTATGAAAGTATTCTTTTGGAATAAGCGTAACTACAGCTAAAGCAAGAGCTAATATAAGGTCATCATTACCAGTAGATGCTTCCATTTTTCTACTACCATCTGCGTAAGCTTGTCCAGCAGAGAAGTTTTCCATTTGAACTTTTAATCTTGCGCTTTTGAGTTTAGAAATACCGTGTAGATTATTATAAAATAAAATCAATTTTTCAAGTAGTAGCACTCTACTGCTTCTATTGGTATTAAATCCCGGAGTTTGTTTATTATCAGCCATCCATAAGTTTTTATAGTTTTTTTGTTCGAGTAAGAATATAACTAACTGGGAATATGAATTTTCTTCTATAACAAGCTCAGCAGTATTATAATGCTTTGCTGTTTTTAATAAAATATCAACAAACAATTCTGTTGGTAATTTACCCATATATTCAGCCATTTGTTCTTGTGTTTCAACATCTATAACTTGAAATGCTGTATAATCCTTTGCTGAAGATTTATTAGAAGAACAGTCAACACCTATTATATATCTCTTACCAGTTTCAGCAAGTTTCCATATAAATAAAGTATCTTCATATGTTATTCCACCAAGTTGTTTATTTAATATGTTTTCATTCACTTTAAAAGCTTTTAATACATTATTATTAAATAAAGACGCTAAATTGATATCAAATCTACACTCATATTCCTGTTCAAACTTATCTATATTACCGTTATCAATTTGGATTTGATGTTCCCTGAAATGAGGGTCTTTTGTGAATACTGGAGATACTGTATAGGGCAAGTTGTAATCAGTCCACGTATTCATTTTTGCGGCAGCGTATGTATAAGTTTTATAAAACCAGTTTAAATCTGAATTGCCGTTTGGTGAAGAGATAGCTATAAGTTTAGCATCTGCGGCAGCTACTGTTGGTAAAATAGCTTTTACCACCTCATCGCAGTTTTCAATGAAGGCGGCCTCGTCAAGAACAAATAATGTAGCAGAAAACGATCTGGCGGCGTGTGGGTTTGAAGTTATGGCTTTAATGATAGATTTAGTATCAAACTCTACTGTACTCTTACTATAAAGAGTTGTTGCCGGTTTTAGCCACTCAGGTAAAAACTCATACGCAGTCTTTAATTTAGCAATAAACTCTTCTGCGGACTCTCTTTTGTGGGCCACAATTAGAGTTTTCTTACCTTGTGAGAATATAGAATACCATAGACAATAAAACATTACAATAGTAGATACGCCTAACTGACGAGATTTAACCGCTATTGAGTATTTATCATTTCGAACACCTTTGAGAATACTCTCCTGATAAGGGGCTGTATTGAAAGGAATAATACCAGCAGCACCATGGCCGATAATAAACCCGTAATTATTAGCAAAATATACAGGGTCATCAAAACACTTTTGACGCTCTTCCTTAACATACTGAATAAGAGTTTCACGTATTTCATCAGATGACTTTCCTTCTTTTTGTAATTTAGCAACAAGTCTTTCTGGCTCATAATATCTATGAGTTAAGTCATCCGGTTTATTCATAAACTTTTTGGCTTGTAAAGACTTGGTTTTAGCCATTATTTAAAATCTTTCATTAATATATCTGCTGCTGTTTCTGGTGATACGGTTTTAGAACCTGTATTTTCAACTTGAACATCTATTATATCTACTTCACCATCTTCTGTGAGAAGTTTTGGCTGGCTTGGTTGTTGTCCAGACATGTTTAATTTAGCCCCAACTCCAGCACCAAGAGCTGCGGAGTTTAAAAGGTCAGAAATACTTAAATCTCCACCTCTTTTGTTTCCAGCAGCTTCTGTTGTCTTATATGAAGTTAAGTTCTTTAATATATCATTTTTTTGTTTTAATGCTTGTAATTGTAATTCACCGAGTTTTGCTAAACTGATAGGAAATGAAGCATCTGTTGATTGTATCATTCTATCTCGTTGAATATCTATTAGTCCCGAATAAAGTTCTGCTACATCATCTAATTCTTTTATAAGCTTTTCAGACTCATCCATTACAAGTCCATCAATTTTTTGGACTATTGGATTCATATTTTCGCGTTTATTTAATTGGTTCATGTAAAGGCTCTTATTATAACTTATTTCTTAATAAATAATAAAGGGCCCGAAAGCCCTCTATTATACATGTATTATGAGTTGAAAAACTCACGTTTTTAATAACAGCACAACCACTACAAGGCTTACTGTACATTTAATTATCTTGTTCAAAATCATTTTGCGTTAATAATAATTTAGATGAAAATATATTGAGAGGCCCAAAAGCCTCTCTCATTTTTATCATAGTAGCTAAAACTTCTTTTGATTTTACTTGACATTCTGTTTGTAATGTATATATTAAATTATTAGCTATCTTATGTAAATCTTCGCCGTTTTCTAAAATACTATACAATTTATATAATATCTTTCTATCTATTTCTGTTAAGTCTTCATAATCCTTAAAAGCATTCAAAAAGATTAAAAACTCCTGAAATACCATAGCAGCATCACTTACAAATTGTTTATCTCCTTCAACAGCACGACCCATGGCATCATAAGACATATTATGTATCTTATCATAGCCGTGGGCCATTGTTATAGTTGTTATGCCATAGTTAAGTATCATTGTAAAATATGTGTATACCCTGGCATATATAGGACGATTTTTTTCGTCGTGGCCGACTACTCTTTGAGGGTCAAACTTATCCATGGCTTGGATGAGCTTGATAACAGCACCTTGAAATATCTCACCGTAAGATATCCCATGCTTATGACGACCATACTTAAATATAACACCATCAATAATCGTGTAAAGATATGCCACAAAATCGTTTTGATTTTCTGGAGTTTTATTAGCATTCCATTTTTCCCATAAATGCCTTCCAACAGCTTCAATAAAGTAAATATTTGATTTCTTTCCGCGTTTCTTTTTTAATTCAAAACCTTCAAGAAGTTCTGGATAATATGCAGTAGCTCTTGTTATAAAAACCTCTGAATACTTATTAAGATCTGGTTCTATAAGTATCATCTCACCCATAGCCTTTTTCTCTACATCAGACACATCTTGTTTATTATAAGTTATCTCACGATACTCATATTTTTTATCTTTTCTTTTTTCAACTTCTGTTCGTTGGTCCTCAAAAGAAAAGCTTTCTAATATTTCATCAAGTTCAGATTCTCTATGTTCGGAATTATTCTCATCAAATAGTATCATTTATCTATTGTCTCTAAATAATACATCGAAAGATATTTAAAAACAAGCAGCTTAAATATATAAATTAAATTATATTGTGAAAGATTTATTATGTCCTTCGACCCATTTGATGAACGATTATATACTAGTAAGATAACTGTCTCAGAAGAAACCATTCAAGATACAATTAATGCAACAGAAAAATTATTCTCTCTTGACGAAATTCAGAAAATGGCCGCATTGATTAAACGCGGTGGTAGATTTGAGCACATTAAAGACGCATTTCCATATACCGGCTCTTTTAGTGATGTTAACAGTCATGAAGGAATAAATGCATTTAATAGTAAAAGAGATGCTTACTATGCAAAATTGGATAAACTATACCGGGCAATGATTAGCTAAGTATAAATAAAAAGACCCACTGTTTTAAGGTGGGCCTTTTTATGTCTATTAATATTGATACTAATTACTGGATAATATTAAATAATGTTCGTGGTTAGTAATACCAAATAACTTTTTAGATTGCTCATCAGATAATTTCTTTTGAAGAGAAGACATTCTATTCCAATTAGCCCAAATTCTTTCTAACTCAGCTTTTGTTGGCTCTTCGTGAATTAGCTCTATACCTGTAGTAGCTCTCCACACATGAACTGGATCTTTTAATAGAGCAGGATAATGTGCTTTTAAGTACTCTAAAGGATAAGGCGGATCATAAAGCATAAACTTAATTAAAGCAAACCTAAACCTGGGTCCATATCTTCTGTGAGAAGCTGAGTATCTGTTTCTGAATTGTCGTTGAGAGCAAGGTTGGTAAAACAAGACTTCATCATATTAACGAAATGCTGTCTATTCTCTTCCGAAGCATTAAATAACTCAATAAAAGTACTATCAGAGTTAAACTTCTTTTCAGTACCGTCTGGCAGGGTAATAGTTTTCCATGCTCCGGTTCCTGGGAAGGCTTTAGCATCATTTAAAACATCATAAACGATACCAGCGTTGCTATAAGCTCGTTGGTCATAATAGAACCTGAGAGGGAGAACCCGGTTCATTGCTCCAGAAGTCTTACATTTAATAACCTTGCAATTAACGATGTGACCTTCAGACATTTTAGTATCACCAAGGGTCTTGCCACGCGTGAAGAACAAACGAGTAATAGCCATGAACTTCAACATATCGCCACCTGGAGTTGTATATTCAGGGCCAGTGAATGAATTAGTCATTCCACCAATCTTGATGCGACTCTGATTTACAAACATTGCGGCGAGGTTTGTTTCATGACAAATAGACTTTGTTCTTTTAATACCTTTAGAAATTACACGGGCTGTGGTTGCAAATGAATTTGTTTCCATATCAGCCTCAAGCTCTGCCTTGGCAATTAAACCAGCAACAGAGTCGACAATAACCATAGATGGAGCTTTGATATTATTCTTAGCGATATGGTTGGCTACTCTTTCAATCTGACTAAATACTTTTTCAGCCACATCTTCAATGGTAATGATAGACTTTTTGGGATCAACTCCAAAATGCTCCAACCTAAAACGATCACCAACACCACCCGACTCAGTATCAATAATAACACCTAAGCCACCCTGTCTTTGAATATTAGCAAGCATGTGAATACCGAAACTCGATTTGCCAGTTCCTTCTCGTCCTGCTACTTCTGTCATCTTACCTTGAGGTAGACCACCACCTAAAAGATAATCAAGAGCATCAATATTGGTTTTAATAAAACCACTAATGTTATCATCGTCATCAATGGCTGTGCCAGCCCCAAACTCTTTTCGGAGTTCTGCTCTAAATCCGTCCAAATCACCTAAACCAGAAACTCCAGCTAATTGCTCTTCTTCTTTAGATAGACCAGTTAAACTTTTCTTTTTATACGCCATTTTATATCCTTTTAAAAAAATGGGCCAGTGAGTGTTTAAGGAGGCGAAACACACTCACTGGCTCCATTACACGGTCCAACTATTATTTTACACAATTAGACCGTTTCCCGATTAGTTATCGTCTCTCAATGAAGCGCGAAGAGTGTCCAAATCAGAAGGACTAAACTCTTCACTATCTGCTTCCTGCGAAGAAAGCTTCTTTGGTTTAGAAGAAGCCGTTGGGCTTACAACAGGTTCATCTACCTTTGGTTGGCTTGTAAAACGAGCTACAAGTTCAGCCATCTTTTCCTCTGAAGGAGGAGTAATGATTGCGGTTAAATCGGGAGATACTTCAATTAGCTTATCCCAAATGTCCTTACCCTTTTTGCCAGTAAAAGCAGGTTCTGGGTCCTGAAACTGCCAAGTAGTAGCAACTATAGTTCCCTTACCGGCTGGCTTCAAGAGTTCACAATTTCTACCGCTATCAAAATCTACGAAATCCTTTTCCTTGCTCATAATGGAAACAATACCTTCCATAGAAGCTTTAGACGAGGCACGAACGATCTTCACAGACTCTTCTGTGATGTTAGAAGTATCGAGCTTATCTACTTCATAACCTACTAACAAATAATTTTGCTTAACTACCAACTGCTTAAAAGCTTCCTTATAAGCTGGGTCTTCGGTGGCCGTAAACTTTCTGTAGGAGTTGGAAGCTAACTCACAGAATGGGCACTTTCTTCCATCGCCAGCCTTTTGGGGACAAGCGAAACTTTCAAATCTACCGTCTGGAAAATTGACAGCATGGTGATTGTAAATCTCAACAGGAAGCTCAAAATCCTTTGACTTTAGAGGTAGAAACCTTAAAGTATGTGTAGCTCCTGGAGAGGGTTTAAACCAATAAGGACCAGTCTTCGCTGACTTTTGGTTTGACTTTTCGAGTATTTCCTTGAAAAGATTAAAATTCGTTTTCTTAATTTCTGCCATTTGGCGTTCCTTTATATGAAGGCTGGAGATTTCCAGCAAAAGACCCGATATATTGGTATCAGGTAAGTAATAATTCCGTGTGAAGTTTAATTCGCCTCGGTAAATATATATCGGATATGCGGGTCAGACTGGAAATGAAAAGTTCAAAAAGTTTGGCACGATTATTGCTAATATAAATAATAAAGTATATATGATAATAACCAGCTCTCCTAAAAATAAACTCCTATTAGGAGATAACAATAAAAAAATCAATAAAAGATTACTATCAACGGTTGATATTACTAATAGTATACTGGTAATAGATTTTACTTACTACTGTTCTCTAATAGCTAACAAACTAAAATATAGTAGCTCTTTTGGCGAAAAATGGTCCGACCTGGTTGGCTCGAGCGACAGGCTTCGTGCGCTACAAGCAGTTGATGATATCTTCGAACCGATTTTGAGCATTAAACGCCTTGTAGAAATAAAAAATCTGGTGCTTCTAACCAAACCAACAAAAGATTTTTCAATTTTTGAAAAAGAGCTGTTTAAAGTTTTCTCTGGTATAATAAGTTATTATATAGAAACAACAAATAAAGTATCTTCTTTATATTCTATAGCCGTTCAAGAAAAACAAAAATATATTATACTTACAGATGATGTTAGTTTTTGGTCTATTTGTAGTCAAAAATCAAAGATTTGTTTTTGTACTGTTATTAAAAATAATAAAGTTAGATTTTATTTTGATAAGTTTGGGTTAGAATACCTTTCAAGCCTAATCCAAACAAACAAAATTGTTAATAAACTACGCCTCAGTAAATTAAAATATGTTAATCTCCAGTATTTGTTTTTACTGTTATTATATGTAAAGTTTAAACAAGTTAAAATGAAAGAAGAACTTGATATTTCAGATAAGCAATTTTTAGGTGCGAAAGGAAAAGCTTTACAGTTATTAACAACAGCACATAAAGAAATATCTTATTATTTTCTAACTAAACCTGATATAATGGA